CACGATAGTCGTCAGATACCACGAACGATCTGTGGCGTTGTTGTCCCAACAGCCGAGAATCGTTTCTGTTCGCGAAAAGTGCGACGTGCTGTAGAACGCGAATTGAGCTTCGATGGTGAACGGTTCAAGTCCGTCAATAGCGTTATTAGTGAAGCCCGCCTTGTTGTACTTCGTGTAAGCCGACGAGCCGTACTGATTTTCGAAATGATCGCGACCGCCCGGACGAGTATAGTTCTCCCATTCACCGACAAGAATCCCGCTTCCCCGCGTCAGGTTCGTGCAACGCTCCGGGCTGATGTCAGTCATCCGCTGGAAATGGAAGCCTTCACGGATAGGCTGGCTCGTGTACTCGATGCCCATCTGGAAGACGACATCGGCGAAGAAGTTTTCTCCCGGAGTGAACGGCTGATCCCAGTTCACTCCAGCATTCGGAACGGTGTCCTGAAGGATTTGCATCTCGTCGATCCAGCCGTCGAACTGATCTTCAGCCGTTACACCGAATACGCTGTACCCGATGCGAAGGTCTTCGTTGACACTTGATGCTGAGTTGTACGTGAACATTCCGCCAGAGACGACGGGCTGTCCGTCGATGAAGATGACAACATGACCGCGCCAGATTGAAACGCGGACGTGATACCACTGATTCGTGACCACGTCCGGAGACAAGATGCCTGACTGAATGTCTTTCTGATTCGCAGTTGACCAGTTCGAATAAGAGAATGTCCAGCCGTTGTCGCCGTCGTACCCGATGCGCCAGCCCTGTTCTTGGTTTCGGTTCCAGACGCCAGCGAAGCACATGAACTCCCCGGATGACGGAAGGGAATTGAAGCGAACCCACATATCGCACGCCCATGTTCCGGTCGTGATCAGCGTGCCATCTCCGGAGCCAGTCGTGACGCCAGCCGTTCCGGACGATACCGGCGAGCCTTGCAGGAGTTCCAGACAACCCGCGCCGTACTTCTGGATCGACGTGTTGATCGTCGCCGTGCCGCCAAGTGTCAGCGTGTAGCCTGAAGGACTTTCGTCAATCGGACGTGGCGACGGTCCCTGATTCCAGCGCGCATGAAAGACGCAGTGATCGCTCCAGATGTCCGTCCGATCACGCCATGTCGTGCCACGCGGCGTTGAGAAGGGCTTCGTCGGGACCGTATACGTCGGACCGTCGTAATGCGCGACGTCCAGCGAGATACGCGGCTCCGCGATCCAGCCGTGCATACAGCGCGACGCCGACGCCGACGCTGCGTCGTACCAGCCGCCGACGCAGAGCGGGTATCTCGATCCGGTCTCGTACAATCCTACCGATGCGCTGTTGAAGATCGTCGAGAAGAAGTCGTCGTCATAGGCTACACGGACGCCGTCCTTGAACAAGGACAGAGCGTCACCGTTGCGAACCGCTGCGAAGTGATACCAGCGATCCGTGACAATCGGAGACGGTGAGATTGATCCGTCGAGTGGCGACTGCGGCCACGGAGAAGCGGGCGCGTCTTCGACAAGTTCGCGCGCACGGTTGAACGCGCCGTCTTCATAACCTCGCCAGCGAAGTTGATGATTCCCATCGACCCACATACCGAAGCTGTAGCCGTAGTTCTCCGCGTCCTTGCAGACGAGCATGTACCCGTTCGTCCCGTTCGTCGAAGGCAGCGTCTCGAATCTCGCGAAACATTCAATCGTAAAGTCTTTCCGTCCAAGAAAAGCATTTATGTCGTGGAAGTCGTTGAGACCCGTTCCGCCCCAATATGGGCGACCGATGGAACCGGGAGTCGTGCTTCCGACGCCCGTGCAATAAAGTGAAGCGCACTCTCCGGGGAACGGCGAGATGTCGCCTTCGATATACGATCCACCGCCGAATGTCGCCACAATATCGCCGCCTTCTGACGAGTAGGGTGCTTCGTGCGTGAGCTTTGATCCGCCCCAGTGAAACACTGTCGCTGCGTTGTGCGGGAAGTTCCCAGAGTCGAGCGTTGTGTAGTCAATCGCTTCGAGCGCATACCCGAGCGTGATGCGAAGGCGATCCATGTAGACTAGATAAAGACCGCCGCTGGATTGACCGAGATCGCGGAAGAGTTGCCCATTCGCCCATCCTATAGCCATGTGAACTCGACGGACCGGAGAGTTCTGGTAGTGATCGTAGACAGTGAAGTTGGCGACCGTGTTTTCTCCGCCCGTGACCACGCCGTTCACGAAAGTCCGGAACGTGATGGTGTTGTCCGGATTGTTCTTCTTCGTGATCATGACGTGATAACGCTGGTTCGTCGTGAAGCCCAGACTGCCAGCGGAACAGTTGGTGTCGAAGCCTTCGTTTCCGGTCTGCGTCGTCGTATAGCGGAACTGAAAGCGAGCGACCGTGTAGTCGTATTCGAGACCGACCCACGAGATGTCGTAGTCCGTGTATGGACGGTCCCCATTAACCGTCTGTGCCGACGAGTTCTGACAAGCGAAGATTCCTTCTCTGATCGATCCGATGAAGTTCTTCTCCCATGTGAACTCGATAGTCCAGTCACCGTTCCAGTCGAACTGCCTGCCGCTCTTTTCGAGACCCTGATTCAGAACGTCGTCGATGCAGTAGCCGCCACGAATCGGGAAGTTACTTCCCCAGTCCATAGCCCTAGCGTTCGGGAAACCCGGAGACAGAGCCGGAGCGGTAACAGTGTTTCCGGAATCATTGTTCGCTCCCAGTGTGATCAAGTCGAACGCATTGTCGGAACGGTCCACGACGTACCGAGTGTCTTCTGGCCCCTGCGCAATAAGATCGAGCATGACAGCGTCGCGCGGGACGACCCACGTCCCGTTGATCGTGAAGTCCCACTGCATGTCGTCGCGTGCGATGATCGGCGTTCCGGACGATGTAGGATCGAACGCGACCTGAAACTCGATCCGCGCATTGAATGAATTGACCGAAGGAACCGGGGAAATTGCAGACTTGTCGATGAAGATCGAGTTGTCTTGCTGCGTGATCGGAACAGTCCCGCCCGAGTTCAGGATGTCGTCCACGCCCCGCGTCGGTGACGGCGTCACATCAAGGTCGAAGAGCCACCATTCAAGCGTCCAATTCTCCGCAGCGAAGTCGGTCCCGGTAATGACCTGACCGTTCTCCTTGAAGCCCTGCACTTGGAAGACTATGTGCGACGCATCTGTGTACGGCTTTAGCTTCTGCGTCACGAATGCGCCCTGCGCAATCGGAGATAGCGTGCTCGCGACCGTGTCCAAGTCCATCGACGTTCCGAACTCGTTGTTCTGAAGCGTCAGCGAAACGATAGGCGGCGGACGTGAAGCTCGCGCTGGAGTTCCGAAGCTGCTATCGGCCTGCGATACTGGCAGCGGAGAATCGTACAGGCCGATGGAATCAGTGTTCGACTTCGGCAACACTTTGACTTCGAAGTTCTGTCCGGCAGTGTAGTCCGACGCGGAGATCATCGCGCCGCCTGTCCAGATGAACCAGACCTCTTCCCCTGCGACGTGTGGCTTCATGCTCGTGTCCATAGCCGCCCGCCAGACATTCTGCAAGCGGATACCCGGACCGCCCGAGTCGATGATCGTGTCCGTCGTGATCCACTCTTCGTTCGCGCCGCCCGGATTGATGACGCACACGCCGTCGAGTTGCCCAAAGCCGCCCGGAGAATAGGCTCCGATCAGAGCATCAAGAGCGCCAGCTATAATCGGCGATCCCGGTGGATCGACCACGATCTCGAACGTGCCGTTCCCTGCTGCCCATCCGCCAAGCTCCGGCGACTGAGCCGAAAGCACGCCGTAGTACATCCCAGTCGCCGAGAACAGCCCTTCGGACGGGAACTCTGGCGAGATGCCGTTCTTCGGAGCATCGACCCGCAGATCGAACTGTGTGGCGGCTCCGCCTACGTTCCGCTTGATCCCGCCAAAGACGCGCGGGTAGGCAGAGTTCCCTGTCCCGAGCGCGGCGTCTTCCTGCACCATGCGCAGCGGAGCGTCGATGAAGAATGCGTCTGTCGATAGAAGAGGCTCGACTACCAGCGACGGCGGAATGAATTCGGTGTCTGGCGGCTCCGGCCAGCCAGCCGGTTCGTTGCCGAACACATCCTCGACCACGTCGAGCAGGATGCTCGCGTTGAGCGGATCGCCCTGCCTGACTGCGGTAATTCGCATCGCAAGATTCGTGACGCCGACTGCGCTGTCAGTTAGAGCGATGACGTCTCCCGGTCGCAGGTTCCACGCCTCACGATTGACTTCGACAGTTGCGGAAGCCAGCGCCCGAGTTGCGCCTCGCAGATCACGCCACGCAATCTTCGATGCGACCGACTTGGCATGGACTCCGGGCATCCGGTTAATGCGTGACTTACGACGTCCCTGAATCGCGAGATTCGCCAAGTCCTGCGCCGGAGCATACGTGTCGCCGTAGTTCTTTGAGCGATCAAGGTACTGGACACGGACCTCGTTGAAGGTCTGATTGTTTTCTCCACGGCTGAACTTTTGCACGGAGATCACGTTCGTATCGTCGGCGAAAAATACCGACGCAGGCGAGTCCGCCAGACTGTAGTCCTGCCGTGCAAGGTTCACTTCGATCAGGCCAGTCTCAGGGTTCGGCCCGATGTATCCGTCGATATGCTGTTCGATGATGTCGAGCAGTTCCTTCGATGTCGTGACCTGATCCTGAACCATCGAAAAGCCGTAGCCCTCGCTCCAGACGGTCTCGGCTGCTTGCTTGAAGTTGACCAGATTGATCTCGGCAGGAGACAAGCCGCGTCCCCAGTCCGTGTTCGTGAAGATGTCGTAAGCCATGACAATCGGGTTCAGGTCGTCCCCGATGAAGTGGTGATCGTTCCCCAGTCCTAGCGTGTCTCCGAGTCCACCGTTCGCGACGGTGTCGTAGGTCTGGATTTCGAACTTCATCCGGCGAAGCGTGTTCGCCTCGCCTATCTCGCCGCCGCCGTCTTCGGTCTGGTTCGTGAAGACGATGTACGAATAACCTGTGTACGCCGGGAGCACGTTCGCCCCGATTTGCGTCGCAAGGTACGGCGAGACTGTAGTCTGCGAGCCATCGTACAAGCGGAAGCGTCCGATGAATCCGCCGCCTTCCTTGTTACCGCCGAAGAGATCAGGTTCATCCACATCGCACACGGACGCAAGGTTCCCGCCGTTGTCGAGTGTGTAGTCCCAGACGATGTCGTCGCCGACCCAGATGCGGCGGATACCAGCGACACGCCCACGGCAGACGCCCATCTGTAGCCCGAGGAAATACTTGTAGCCGATGGTCTCGTCTTCTTTGAAGATGATGCCAGTCGTGACCGTGAGTTCTTCGTATGAGAAGTCGCCGTACCACACGACGTTCGGTCCCTCGACGAGCATCGTTCCCCAGATAAGCGGAACGAAACGTCCTTCCGTTGCAGTCGGCACACTGAAGTCGCCAAGCCCGGAAGGAGTGACTGTCGGGAGACGCTGCCGGAAGTAGTCGGTGATGACAAAGGAAGCGACCCAGAGCCAGAAAGTAACCCAGAATGTCATGGAATCGTAGACCTCGACCAGAAGCCGCCCGCTGGCGCGGCCTGTTGTTTTTGACCCTTCGGCAGTTCCGTCTCGAACGGATTCACGTTATCCGGGACAGTCGGCCAGCCACCGAAGCGCAGAAGGTTGTCGTATTTTCTCCGACAGATGTCGGTAGTTCTGGCGCAGCCAGCGAAGACGCTGATGCTCGCGCCAGCCGATCCACTGTTCAGCGGGAACGGAATCTCGATGACGTCCGGCGATAGCGGTGACGTTGCCCCTGCCGGATTATTGACGATGCGGCGAAGCTCCCCGTTCACGTCGATGTAACCGTTGAGCCAGTAGGCATCGAGTTCGTCTGACGACAAAAGTCCGCCCACGCCTGCGTCGAGTACGCCTGCCCTCGCCCGAAGTCCATCGACCTGAATCAACAGCCCAGATGTATCGATGGCGACGATGGTCGAGTCATGCTTGAAGTCCTGCCTGTTGACGTTGCAGGAATTTGACTCGAAGAGGAAGTAGTTGCACGTCCCCTGATAAGTGTATCTCGGCATCTCGTCCGTGCCTTGCGACAACGGAGTCGCGAGCACTGTAGCGAGCGCGTTGTTGACCGTGACAGAACCGACCTCGCCTTTCCAGAAGACTTGCCTGTTCTGGCCGGGATCGTTGTTGTGGAAGCGTTCGATGGTCAGCGATGTGATCGTTGACTGGAGAATGTTCCGGTAAAGATTCACGACCGGATTCGATGACGGAAGCGTCAGCCTGATCTGCGAATCATCTGCGTCCTTTGAGATCGACGGAGCGTTCCGCTTGTATTCGAGCGGATTGTACTCCAGCGCATCGATGATTAGCTGGACGTTCGCGTTCGTGTAGCGAAGCACGGTCGATCCGTTGACGAACGTCAGGAGTTCGACTGGCTGGCCGTCAGTAGTTTCATAATCTGCAAAAGGCATTATTCCTTCACCGTCCTGACTGCAAACTGGAGCCGTGCTTCGCCGAGGTAGAGATGCGTAAATTGCGCGGTGTCGCCTTCGATTCGGCAAAGCCGCATGAAGGAGATCAGCGTTCCGTCAATCTCGGAAAAGCCTGCCGATCCGATGACGCTGTCCACTGTGATCGTCTCCGTGCCGTTGCCGTTGTCTGTGACGTCCGTGATCCGATTGTACTGAACCGTTCCGTCGTCGAGTTGAATCCGAACGTCTCGGTATGGAGCGGCAGCGTTGAAGAACGCCTCGATTCCCATGTACGGGACTTCGAACGTAGCGCCGCCGAGTGTGATCCTGTCGTTCAGCGGCAGGTCATTCTGGAAGGACGGCAGGTAGAAGGTTCCCCAACTTCCCCGAACGTGGTGAAGGAATTCTCTCCACGCCCAGATTTCAGCCTTCGAGTTGCAGTGAACGACAACGTCCGAAATCCACTCGCCAAGAGGCTCTGTTCCGGTAACGAACATGCGACCAGTGACGCCGTCGAGTTCTTGCGTTTCGCGATATATAAGACCACTGATCGATGTGCCTTGCAAGCATCGTTTCCTGATGATCGGGCGGTTCGGCGATTGATTGTCGCTTGCATGGAAGTCGAAGTAGGTCGAATCCACGTTCGAGAAGTCGTGATCAGCTTCCGTGCGAATACTGAACACAGTGTCTTGTAGGTTGAATCTTGCCGTATCCAGCGATGGCGCGTTCGTTAGATGTCCAAAGCGAACCGGCATCCCGTACGTGTTCAGCGGAAGGTCTGTCCCTACTGGCTGCGTGAACGTGATGTCTGTAGTGGTGAAGCTGTCGATCTCTGCGATGACGTTGACGCGGTTCGGCGTGGTGAACACGAACGAGTCGCCAGCCTCGATCTGCATGTAGCGCGTGTCTATGTTGACCGTAGTATCGCCCGATCCTGCTGCGGAAGTTATCTTCTCCGCTTCGTACCATAGCTGGACGCCATACGGGAGCAGGGGATTACCGCCGACGAGCAG